AGTTAAAAGGGAACCAGAGAAAGAAAGTGAAAGAAGAGAATGGCAAAGATGACAAGCAGGGAGATACCAATGTAGGGCAACAAGATTTTAAAATTCCAGATGTTGATGGACAGTTTATTGCAGATATAATTCCATGCCCATCTGTTAATCAAATGCAAAATAGCCCTATAGGAAGCATGGGCAAAGGAGGCTTAGCACTTGTAAAAGGATATAAAAGAGATGAACTTACAGGTAAATGTGAAACTGTTTGGGAAGGTCTTAGTGCAATTGAAATAGCTGGTAACTACAGTCCAGAACCGACCGTTCTTATTAACACGTCAGCTATAGCTATCACCTCTGTTGTTGGAGTTACTTTGGTAGGACAGCCACTGGCTCGATTCTTTCAGAAACAGCTAAAGGGAAAGATTAAAAGTTTTTCCAAGAAATTTACTAAAAAGTTGCTGGCTATTCGGAAGAAGACTCCTCCTGTAAAATCCCTCGCTGAAAGGAGAAAGGAGCAGAGGGATTCTCGGAAGTAATCTCAATACTATGGGTGTGATCTGGCAATGTATTAGGAGGATTTATTAAACGGACATCTTCACAGACAACGTAACTAGGGCTATCTTTTGCGTATACAACACCTAATTTTAATTGCTCTGCACATACCTTCAAACGTCCAAGAGAGTAATCTAGTTTCTTGGCTTTATATGCTTGTTCTAAATATTTAATACGGGTATTCATAGCAGCTACGCAGTTATTGGTCATGCGGCGATCTAGTGGTACTGCCACGGTTGCAGTTATGCCATAGTTAAATGAAAGATTATTACGAGCTTGTCCAGTTCTAATTGGTTTTGTATATAAAATTCCACCAGGATTAGTTAAATTTCCGTCTGCATCTGTACTATCGTCATATACATTTTCAAGGTAAGTTGGTTCAAAAGGATCTTTCCAAGTATTGACTTTAGAAATGAAGGGATTAATTGTAAGAGTCGTTCCACTGCAACGGATTCCATCACCTACTTCTTGAAACATAAAGCTACCACTTTGCACCTGAATACCTTGATTAATAACGCTGCCTTGTGATGTTGCAGATGGGGAGGCTATAGTCGTTGAGTTTGCAAATACTGGTTGACTAAATGTTATTGAGTAAAGACAGATACCGATTCGACTAAGGATTCTGTTGTAGTGGTTCGGTTTATTGTTGTTACATTTGAAAGGCCAGGATTGGCTAGTGTCTCTGTGAATGAAAAAGCGTTGCCAGCAGTTTTGATTCCCCAATCGGGTTTGTTTGCTGGTGTTACATCTACTGATGTCCATGTAAAGGTGATGTTGTCAACGGTTTGAGGTGTATTTAATACAGCTTTAGGTGAAATAGTGTTTGTATTTAGTGGCTCGATATTATGCCCAGAGACAACGTATTCATATCCTGAACGGTAATCAACTGAGGTGATAGTTTCATTCACCACAGTTTTAGTTTCTTGTCTGCTGTTTAGAGTACCAGTTGAGAAGGTTGGCACAACAGGAACAGCAGAAACGCTAGTTCCTGTAAAGGATATAAGCAGTAATAACTTATATATTTTATGCACTATTTAACAGTTATTTCTGAACTTGTTTGACCTGTGGCTGTAGTACCTGCTCCTCCAGCAGTGATCGTAACAACACCTGCACTTGTGACCGTACCAGCAAGGTTTCCAGCTACACCTCCAGAGGTGACAACTGTGTTACCGAAGGCTGGCATATCAGCTACAACTCCTGCTGATACATCCACGCCTGACCCTATGGCAGGAATAGCGTCCCCTTGGAGCCAGCTTTCCTCGAAAGAATAAGCACTGCCTACAGTATTCATCTCGTAAACACCAACATCAAGTGTTGCTGCTGCGGAAGAAGATCCTGCTGTTAATTTTCCAAAGTGTTCTCCAGTAGTCACTTTCATGTTGTTACCAGAGACAGCGTAAGTAGATGGAACTCTAATAGCTTGCACTGCTGCTCCATCAACTTTCAGGCTTGTTGAAGCTGTGTGCTTGATTGCTATATCAGCTTGTGCTGGAGCCGCTAATAAAAGCAGGAAGAGAAAGCGTTTCATAATTAGTCAGGCAGCAAATACAGAGTTTCGCTGATTTTCTTTGCTGTTACATTAGCTATTTTATCGACTGGACCTTGTTCATAGGTAACAACTAAAACTCCCCAAGCATCTTCCTTACCTGTAATAGGACAAGCAACATTAATAAATGCCCTATCTAGCTTGGTGCATTGAGCTAATACAAAATGTCCTATCACCTGTTCATCTCCTGGCATCCAATAACCAGTAGGGACTGGATCAACTGATGTTCTAGGAAAGTTAGCAATAGGAACAATATTTCTAGCGTCAGGCCAGTCATACAGCCAGACAGAACTTATATCTCTGTTCTTGGTGAGGATTCCATTCAACAAAGCTTCTACTTTTAATTTCTTGCTTGGATCTTCTTCAAATAAAACGCTGATTTCTTTGTCGCCTCCATCATCAACAATCTTTGATTCGTTATAAGCCTTAAAACCAATTAGACCTATTGCTGAAATAGCAGATAGGCCAACGATCTTCATTAAAAACTTACTCCAGTTTTGTTCTGGAGAGATAATATTTTTAACGGTTTCTATTGCTGCCTTCATAAGTAAGCCTTACTGATTTGAGCAAGTAAGCCTAACAAGGCCAAGCCTGCACTAACAACTGCTGCTGCTTGAAATACTCGTTTCTCTAAAAGCCTTACCCTATCTTCTAAATCTCCTATTTTTTCTTCTGCTCTTTTGAGCTTCATTTCTGTGCAGACAATTCGAGTTTCTTGTCTTGCATCAATTGAAAGATCTTCACTCATCATGTCAACCTCCCACTCTGAGGATCAATCTCTTTGCCAGAAACAGGATCAATCTTTGCTTTTTCTGGTACGAGTTTGATTGGAGTTTCAACTTTTATGATTGTATAAGGCACTCCATTAGCAAAGCCCCCTGCTGCTTCTGCTTTCTTTTTCTCTTCATCAGCTTTATAAGTTCCATCTCCTCTTTTCTTTGCAGTTTCCAGCCCAAAACTCGCTAAAGCTCCCGTGAAAACGCTTGCTATAAAAGTCGGGTCGATCCTTTCTTGTTTACCTAAACCTGGCAATTCTACATAGTTTAAAGTTAAGATAAACCCACTCCAAATGACAACGCCAAGCCTCACAAATGTAGATAAAACTTGCAGTTGTTCTTCTTTATCATCCAAACCCTCCTTTAGTTTTTGCAGAGGATTTTTCTTTTTTGGTTCGTCAGCTTTTGTTTCTGCCATTCGGAAAACATAGAAAACATAACTACATTAGTCATAAATGGATAAAAAGTAATGAAATTCCTTTCTCAGACGCAAAAGGAAGTAATAGCCAAGGCTCATGGCATAACCGTTGAATCTATAAATAAAAGAATTGAGCTATGGAGTTTAATTAACGATCCAGATATATCTAAGCCTGACCTAGTAGAAGCACAAAAGGCATGGATTAAGATTCAGCAAGGAACATGGCCTAATGTAAATGTCTGAGATCGTTGCTGCGTTAATTGGTGCTATGGTGTCAGCCTTGCTGATGGTTCTTGGCAATCGCTCTAATAAACGCCAAGGAGACATCCGTGAGATCTTTCATCGACTCAACGCTATAGATAAAGAATTAGTAAGGCTTGACTCCAATAGACCTCGTAATTGGCGTGGACAATAAGATACTAAAAAACCCCTAACGTCCTCTACGAGCTAGGGGTTTAATAGCGAACAATCTAATCCCTTTAGGTGTTCAATAACTTACTTGTGTGAGTAGTAAATTACAAAAACATTTTAACCATTTCCATGAATAATTCAAATGAAAAAACTTTTCTTCAACAGCGAGCAAGGGAAACGCTTTACCCTCTGGGTTCTTGAATCTGCTACCGAACAAAATAACAACAGTCTTAATCAATCAGACGTTGACTTCATAGAAGCTAGACTATGGCCTAATCGAACATTAAAACTTCAATGAGTATGTATAAGACTGAGTGGGTAGAAGAAGACCGTCAAAGGGTATTAAACATGGAACGCTGGTACATTCTTGACGGCAGACACAGGCCAGATCACCCTCAGCATGGAATCTATACTGGATTAGCAGCTAAAGCAGATGACCTCGACAGTTTCGATGGAGTTGTGTAACTGCTCCCATTGCAAAGAACTAAGAAGGCAACAAGCAAGACATGGGAAGTGGTTGGAATTATTGCTAGATATAGAGAAAAACGATGAAAGAAGCAGAAATTCCACTTGACCTTTCATTTATTCTTGAACTAGCTAAACCTCCCACTTTAGAAGAAGAATTACATTTAGAAAAAGAAATAAGGTTAATTCAATCATCTGATGATCTAGAAGGCATTAAAAAATATGCAGAAGATTGTGCAAGGCAAAATCATCAACAAAGTATTTTTATTGCTGGTTGTTTAAATAAAATTGCAGAGTTGCAAACTCGATTGATAAAACTATTTGAAGAAAAAAAAAAGGAGCCTAACTTGCTAGGAAAAATATTAGGGTTATAGTTTTAAAAGAGGTCTTGCATAGCCTCTGGTCAGCGAAAAAAAGAAAACAGAACCTCTTGTATTTCCCCAGTGCAAGAGGTTTTGTTGTCTATGCAGACTTCTGAAATGTAGCGTTACTTCCTGTGCCTATCCACTTTATTTCGTGATCTGAAACAGGAACTTCTGGGTATTGAACAGAGTACCAACGATGATCACAGGTAATACAATTCCTGCGTCTAATTGTAAGTTTGTCAGTGGTACGTTTAGTGCATACAACTCTAGTCCTAGTGTTTCCACATTTAGGACAGTCTGTTTGAATTTTGTTAACCATTTATGGAGCTGGAACTAATATGTGCTGTGCGTGTTCTGACCTTCTGTTATCAGGCCATTTGACTTCGTAGTAATAACAAATCCGATCTCTAGCGTTGAATTTTTCTTTTACTTCTGTGATAGTTCCAACGGCTGGACAAGTCTTTAAATAAATTCCTGTGTTCCTTTTTTTGTTGACTTGATCGTTGACATTGAATTTAGGTGATGGCATCTTTTTTAAAGTAAATTTCAATAAGTTTTTTTTTGCTGTGATGGGTGGTAGTTCCAGCTAACACCCTAAGTTTCCGAGATGGAAGAGTTAATAAAAATCTTTTAAATCCTTCATTTGGCTTAGGACTTCTGTAAACAAAGAAAGAGCCAAGCCAGTTGAAAAAATTCATAAGAAAAAATTAGCCTGTTCGCTCTAGTAGATCAATCTTGTTATACAAACGCCTTGCACGCTCACGATCAATACCGTTCACTTTGTAACGATCAAGAATCTGAGATTTGTACTCATCTGATACGCAATCAATCAAAAGATCTACAGCGTTTTTTAAATCGATCCTGTCTTGCAGGTTTACTTTGTAATTATTCATCGAACTCATCCCAACCGACAAGAGGTTCACCATAAAGAATTGCAGCCTCTTTTACTGCTTCACATGCTTCCGAGCAACCACCTTTGAATCCAACATGCCACCTAAATATTTCTGGATTGTTTATATGAGGCTTATTTTTGCGTTTAAAATTGACAGAATAATCTGAGTCGTAATCATCTCTTAAGTCTTGAACCAGAACATTGTCGCCTTTGTAATTAAGCAACCATTCGCCAAAAGGGACCGAGTTTTCTTTTTTCATTTTATTTCGTTGCTAAATTCGTTCGGAAATCCTGCTGATAATTGTAGTGAGTAGTCTTTAAGGTCACTCCAACTCCTTCCTACCATTTTTTCTCTATTATATTTGCCATCTTCAAAAGGAACCAAAGTAACTCCAATGTTAAAAAGTTCAGAACCTATTAGTTCATCTTTTTCATCATCCCAATCAGGTTCGAGGTCAAGATAAAAATCATAAATACGATAAGTTTCTTCTTTCCCCTCTTTAGTTTTTCTGAAAACAAATGATCCTTTTAAAGAATCAAGTGATACAGCGGATTCGTGGTGAAGTTTCATAATTCTTGTTTCCAAAGTACGGAAGCGTCTGGGTACACTTCTTTAATTTTTTTGTAGGCTTCTTCTTTAGAAGCCCCCCATTTTCTGATCTTCATCCCTTTTGCTTTAGGTTGGCAAACCCAAAATAAATGTAACTTTAGATTGGGTTTAGGGCCGAGGCTTGTGACGTTTCTAGAAAATGCCATTGTTAAAAATCGTCAGTTTGTGGTTCGGTGCTCTTTGGCTGTAAAAAAGTAAAATCATTTACAAGCAAATCAAAGCTAGATTTTTCAGAGCCATCTTGGCCTTCATATTTTCGTAGACTGCCTTTCCCACTTACTGCAACCTTGTGACCTTTCTTAAGGTATTGCATTACAGTTTCAGCTTTCTTCTCTCCAAAGATGGTGCAATTAGTCCAAGTTGTTTGATCTTTACCAGTAGCAACTCCGATGCTAAAAGTAGCGGCTGGAATGTTTGAGATGTTTTTTAATTCGGGATCTCTTGCAAGATTTCCGATAGCGGTGACGTTAAGCATTGTTTTCGAAAAAATTAGTAATGATGTTTTTGATGGCCTGATTTTCATTTAGGCCGTTTTCTTTCATGTAAGAGCGAACTTGAGCAGCAAGATCCGTGGAGAGCCTGACCTGAAATTGTCGGTCTCTCCTTCTGACGTCTGCTAAAGCTTGCGGTGATTTTACTTGTGAGGTTTCCATGCTCCTATAAATTCCTCGTGTTTAACGGCTGTTATTTTGCCTTGCACTTTTGTACCTTTCGGTAGATTGAAATGCTTGCAGAAATCTGAAACAAATTGTTCAAGATTTTTTTTACCTTCTTCTGGTGTTCCTATTAGTTTGATTTCTTTTACAAGACCAATAGCCAAGTTTCTAGCTTCTTCTGACAATGGTTGGTCACTATCAGAAATGCCTTCTACCTTATTTAGTTCAGGTTTTTTCCAAGGAGCAGGTTTCTTGTCGTTGGAATTTCCCCTGTCAATTACATCTTCTAGGTTCATGTCCATGTCTGGCTCAAGACCTAAAATCATTTTCAAGGCATAGCGTCGGGAATATGTGGTTATTCCACCCCACTCGTGCATGATGTCTTTCTTTGGGTTTTTACCTGTTGGGTCTGGGACAGGTAAACGACTTTTTAAGAAAGCACCACTTTTATGGAAAAGAGTCGTGACAATGATTGTTCTTGACTTGTCCCCTTCGTAGCAAGAAGCGTATTCGTAAGATTGGCTTTGAGCTAACCCGACTTTGTGTAATGCAGGGTTGACTACAGATAAAAACTTTTCTAAAGGTGTGTACTTATAACCGTACCCTTCTTTGTCTTTAGCTATAGATGGGCAGGTTTGCTGGAATTGAATTAGAGCTTTAATTAGCTCGGGGGACGGTGAGTTTGATGTTAACCCCCTCTCGTTCACTGGTTGTGGCATAGCGTTTTGTGGCTTGTAAACTAATAATTTGTGAGTCGTCTTCATAGATGACACCAGTTAAAGCATCTGCGACTGCTCTAGATAGTTTGTCTATGTCACCGACTCTTGTAGTGCAATGGAAAGGTGCTTTAGGCTTTAATTCTCCATTA